GGGCCATATACAGTAAACGTTTGTGTACCATCGTCAGCCGTATAGATGTTAACTGTAGCCGCCCACAACTTACCACCTTCAACGGCTGTAGGAGTGGTAAAGTCTTGTACCCAACCTGTAGGTACTGTCAACGCCCCTGTAGTTGCATTATAATCCCCATCAGTAAAGCTAGCCCCAGTGAGTGTTGGTGCGCTTGCTGAAAAACTTGTGTAGTAAATAATAACACTGTTAGAGTTTGTATCTGATGATGTACCGTCTTGACCGTTCTGTGCAAAAGCCGCAGGAGCAGACCATACTAATGTACTGTCTGTACCACCTACAAGATTAGTTGATGCAGTTGTGTAGGAAATATAAACAACTTCACCATCTGCAGGAGTAGGTGCAGTGGCTGACCATCCAGTTGGAGGAGTAAGAGTAAGCGTACTAAAATTATAAGAACCGCCAGTTGGTGTTGTAGGTAAAGATGATGCTGATTTAAACAGTGGTATCACCAGTACTGACTGACCGTTTGTACCAGTAGCTCCAGACTCAATCAAGTCGTACACAAACTCAGTCGTTGCAATCTGACTATTGTTAACTGTGTACGCAGGAGATGTCTGCAGTGTTGGTGTGCCTGTAAGAACAGGGCTGTTAGTGTTTGCTTTGCTAGCGACTGCTTCTTTAATTGCAGTAAACTCTGTTGCAAAGTCTGCACCTTTAATGACCTTACCCGCGTCACCAGATGGTAACGAATCCTTTTGAGCAAAGTCATTTACTGTGGGGTAACTATAGTCTGTCATTTAAATAACCCTACCTTGTTTAATAAATAAATCCACTTTCTGAATAGCTAGCGGAAATCCTGTGATCTCTGCAATTGCTTGCAGTTGTAGTACGTTACCTGATCCACCTACAGATGCCTTTGTGTTATCTGTTGAAAGACCAGTAGAGTATGTAGCAACTGCATACTCACCGACATTAAACTCAAACACTGGTGATCCGCTTAGTGTGTAGGTGTATGGATCAAGAGCTTCTTTGTAATCAAATGCAGGTGAGATATATAACTCTTGACCTACCCCACCGATTGTAGTGATGTTTAATTTCTTAAGCATCTTTAAGCGAGTGGCATCGCCAAAGTCTAAATAGTTTGTGCGGTAACGGATGTTGTAGTTCGCACCATTGTCTCGATACCCGCGATACTGAGCTACACCTTTTTCTTGGAAGAAGAATAAATTGGTATCATGAGCGCATAGACCTCGATGCTTTTGTCCTGTCCAACGAGTCACCCGGAACGCCCCGTTTTGTAACTGCTGTCTAGTATCAAAGCAATAAATAGTTTTAGAGTCAGGAAACAGTAATAAGTAAAAAGCAAACTCTGCTGAATATGCAGATCGTATCTTGCTTCTAGTTTGCTGATCTAAATCGTTGATCAAGTCATCACGAATGTTTAATGAAAGATCACGTAAAGGTAATGACTTCTCTTGAATTGTTCTACCGAAACTTCTTAAACCAGTTAGTGATAGAAAAACTAAGTCGTTGCCTACATTCTGAATGGTGTCGTGATGAACACAACCAACGCCTTCAAGAACATCCACAAGGCTTAATGTATCAACATCAAAAGTTGCTTGGAAGTTATCACCATCACCATACATAATGATATGGTTTTCTAAAAAGATAACTAACAATCCGTTGTGTTCTGCAATGCCAGTGATTGCACCTGCACCATCAGGAATGACTGCGGCTAAGTTAAGTACACCTGCCGTACCTGTATTCCATTTAATACCACCAAGAACATCAGAAAAATATAATACTAAAGGTTCGTCTGGTACATCAGCAACAAATGTTCTACCAAACGCAGTGGTTACAATACCGCCCTTTGGAGGTGTTCCGGATGAGTGTTGATAGGATTCTGCTTTTTGAAAAGTTAAAACATCATTGGCATCATAGTGTAATGCAAGAGGGTGATAACCTTTTTGATAAAAGTAAACGTGAATACCGTCAGTGTCATTCATGACAGCGGCTGACCAGTCACCAGATGTAATTGTATCCGTAGTAGTTGGTGTGATCTCTGTTAAAGTTTCACAACCTGTGTAGAACTTTGTTTCAGACCATGAGATATTCCGTACAGTACCAGACTCATCAATGTAACTGATACCATCTTTAAGGTTGACAACTACATCGTCAGTCGTTACATACTCCCAACCCCGACGAGCCGCAATGCGGCCTGCTTTGTCAATCACTAGATTATCTGCGGCAAGACAATAGTTGTTATCTTGATTCACAGAATCTTGTTGCGTATTTAAACCCAGGAATCCCGGAGCATTTAAACTAATTGACTGTAACGGTTTGCTCATACTGTATGCCAGATAGTTTCTTCAGGATGCTTTGCCGCATCAAAAGAGATTGCATCGTTTAACATTTTCTGTGCAGTCTGATACGCAGATGAGGAAGCAATACCTCCATCTTCTCCACGCTCCTCTACAGCTTTAGCAAAGGCTAACATTAGTACAGGTTCTGCAGGAGTCAATAACTTCTCAGTGTCTAAGGTAAACCTTGGTGTACGAATCACAACGTTAAAATGAAACTGATACGCTTTGTCAGGAATTGGATAGAGGTCAACAAGTGTGTCACCGTCCTGTGATGTACCGTTATAAGTAAAATACTGTGGTGACCCTACAAGAGGATTAGTATTTAAAAACAAGTTGTTCATGTCATGTTGCGTTTTATACTGCAAGAAATAATTGCTTGTATCATTCAACGCATCGAGTAATGTAAAAGTTTGACCTGAACCATTCAACTCATAGTTAAATACATTTGCTTGTGTTGTGCCTGAGATTGTAGTACGCAACGCAGACCAACTCCAAGCCTGTTCAACTTCTGATTTAGCATCACTAACAAGCTCACCGATTAATTGTGAGTAAGTATTATTATTAACACTTGTGATGTTTGAGTTTTCTCGTAAGCGTTTAAGAACACTTTGAACAAGTTCAAGGTAAGTCATTTGCGTTTCCTATAGATATATATTATAGCATACTTTTATAAATTTGTCAAGTATTACCATTTAACTTTGTCAGCCCAGTAAGCCGCAGACATCTTACCCTTGCTAATATTCTTACCATGTCTAGCTTTAAAAGATGCACGTTTCTTTTTCATGGTTGAAGACTCACCTGCTTTAGGCTTGCCTGCAGTCTTAGCACCTTGCTCACCAAAACGAATTGTCTTTACTGTGTCACCTTCTTTAGCAACCACCACGTGTGATTTCTTTGGGTGATTTGGTGTGCGCTTTGGTTTGTTGTAGCCAGAGACACCTGCTCTTTCAAGTCTTGAGTCTTTCTTTTGAGGCATTAGAACCACCTATCAAATAAACGTTTCACTGGTTTGAACGCAGGAACAAAAGGTGCAATAGGAGCAAGAGGTGTCGCAAGTAACATACCTTGTATTGCTTTGTTTGTTACTGTATCCTGCACAATCTGTCTGAGTATATCTTCCCTAGTCTCACCTTGGAACTGAGGTTGATTTAATGTATTGACAGCTTCTTCAGCTTGCTGATACCGTTGCATGATCTCATTTGGATCACCTCCAGTTGCCATAGCAATTGCCAATGGAGACACTTCAGCCTGTCGTGCCGCCATGTAGATATCAATATCAGAAGCAGAAGGGTTCTGCTGTAAATACTGCTGTATCATTGGAGCCTGCTGTTGCGCTCTATCAATGATTTGTTGAAACATACCAGATGTGTAATTCATTTCCTACGCTTCCCAGACGCTGTGACTTTGTGTTTGATAGGCTTTGATGAAGTCTTGCGTGTTGTACTGCTTTTCTTTTCTGCGGCTGTCATCTTCTGCGCTACCTTTTTTGGTCTGCATGATGGGTACGGTCTCTTGGACTTTGATGCGCTCTTTCGGCCACACTCTTTCCCAGTCTTTAAGTCCCGCCAGTCTTCCTTGAACCATTTAGTCAGACCTCCTTTAGGCTTCTTACTTGTACTTGCCGCCACGCTTCTTGTACTCCTTTGTGAGCCAACCTGAAGCATACGCAGAAGGCCAGACTTTATATTTCTTTTTAGCCTCAGCCTTCACACGATTGTACAGCGCCTTGTTTGTAGGCGTAGCCATTACTTCTTAGCCTTACCCAAGCACTTGCCTGCGGCTTTACACTTAGCCTTAGACTTACAACCTGCACATGGCTTGAATGCTTTCTTTGCAGTTGTCTTCTTCTTACCGTACATCATATTACTTCTTCCTTACTGATTCGGCTAAACCGCCGCCAAAATAAAAACCAACAATCATTAGCATAATCTCTCCTATCCAGAAGTCACCAATGATCTGCTTGACTGCGTTAATGTCACCTTCTCCTGCAAGCGTCATTGCAAGAACAAGAACAAACATACTGAGGAACACTGCTGTAAACATCAGAG